CCCCCGCCACTGCCGCACTACCACCACCTCCTCCTCCTCCAGAGCCGCTATTAGAGGCGGCAGCAGTTCCTGGAGTGGGAGTTCCTTGGCCTCCAGTGCCTGCGCCAACAATAGCACTTTGACCTCCATTACCACCACTTCCCGACGCCGAAAGAGATCCCTGAGCACCTCTAGAGCCTGTAACTTGCATTCCTACTGCCGGAGCGCCGATTATTCCTGATCCCGGAGTTCCACCATTAATTGCCCCTCCCTGGCAAGATAAAAATGCCCCAAAAGTGCTCACTCCGCCAGCGGTAGCAGCACCGGGACTTGTCCCGCTACCGGAACCACCAGCACCTCCTCCGATCATTATAATGCGTATATATAATGTACCTGCAGGAGTGGTGTAAGTGCCTGAACCACTAGTGAATGCCTGGAAATTTGGAGCGGTATAGGTAGGTGCCGCCCAGGTTCCATCTCCGCGCCAGAATGTAGTTGAACTAGCGCTTGTACCACTATTGAGATTGGTAACCGGAAGATTTCCAGTTACGCCAGTAGTTAATGGCAGCCCAGTGCAGTTGGTTAAAACGCCAGCGCTTGGCGTACCAAGATTTGGCGTGCTAGTAAATGATGGTAATAAAGTAGGGCCAAGTGACTGTAATAATTGACCCGAAGTACCTGCGGGTATTTGTTGTAATGGCCCGGTAAATGTTGCCCCACCAGCTAAAAGCGTATTGGTGACAAATGTCGTTAACCCTGTACCACCATGGGCAGCATTTAGAGTGCCTGCAATGTTGAGTGTAGATGTAGCGCCCGAGGTTGTTAATCCAGTTATGCCGCCAGAAATTGTTACGGCTCCCGCAGAAGGTGTTGCAGAGCCTGAATCGCCTGTTATGGTGGTGATAGCACCTGAAGCACTTACAGCCTGCCAAGAGGGCGGCACGCCGGAATTGGCAGTAAGAACAAAGCCTGGAGTGCCACTATTAGCTAACCAGGAAGGTACTCCAGTATTGCTTGAAATTAATACTCCGTTATTGTCCGCAGTTAATGCAGACATGGTATTGGCTGCAGAAGCATATAATAATGTGTTAATGGCATTGGTAGCTGGATAGGTGCTAGTTGACCAGGTAGGCGCAGCATTTGATCCCGACTGTAACATTTGACCCGCTGTAGCAGTGCCAGCCAGCACGGCCAATGCAGAAGAGGTACTGTATACTATACCCCCATTAGAAGCCGTTAAACTAGCATTCGTACCACCTCTAATTAATCCTAATTGCCCCGTCCATCCCAAGGTCAAAGATGCAGCACGTAATAAGGCTGTAGCAGGTGTGCCTCCGAGCGTTAATGTAACATTAGTATCATCTGTTTTTGTAAGGGCAGCTCCCGTGATATCTCCCCCTGAAATTGTTGCCCATGCTGGGGCTGCTGATATCGCTCCGTTACCAGTTTGTGATAAATATTGTTTTGCTGTAGTTATATTGCCAGCTAGTTTTGATAATGTATTTGCCGCACTAGCATATAATGTGTCTCCCAAGACATAGGTTGATTGACCAGTACCCCCATTTGCTGCGGTCAAAGGAGAGCTAAGAGTTAATCCTGCAAAGGTAGGGGATGATAAAGAATCTATATTCTGTGGTAATGTTAATGTTATAGCTCCCGTTATCGGACTCCCGAAAGTTCCATTAACGAATACTTGTTGCGCGGTTCCCGCAGCACTTGTAACTGTATTCGTTACGTCTGAGAGCCATGCTACTGTCCCGCTTGAATCTTGCCAGGTAGCAGTTACAGTATTAGCGGTATTAGAGAATGAAAATAATGTATGATGCTGATAACCTGTACCTGTATACCATGAAATAGCACTTGAAGATGCTAAAGTGCTAAAGGCAATTTGGCCTGCATTTTTACTCGTTAAATTAAGTTGTATGTCCGTACCTGAGCCATCTACTGTAACCATAGATGGAGTTGTAGAGTTGCCATTTCTAAGTACTAACCAATCTGTAGCTGTAATACCTATGGTATTAAATTGCACTATATTAAAATTATTAATATCTTTAACGCCAGCAGGGGCTGCTAGATAACCACTCATGCCTGGCCCATAATAATCGGTATCTACTAGAGCAATTGCGGGAGTAGATACCCCGAGTGATACGGTCTGTTTTAATATGCCGCTTGTTAGGGCGCCAAGATTAAAAGCATCGGGAAGACTAAGGGAGGCCGTGTAGGTTACAAATGGCCCTGTTGTAGAAGTATTTTCCTGCAACTGTGTCCATTGTCCCAAAACGGCGTCGTAATATTCGTACAATTGTACGTCTGTATTAAAGCGCAAACGATAATTAATAATACTGGACGGCGCGGGTCTCTCGGCTGTAGTACCTGGTGGCAAGAAAGTCCAAGGATTGTTAAAAAGTACATTCCCCCCTCCTAGTAGTCCTGGAAATTTAGTATTATTATTTATATCTCCGCCATCAGTCATTTGACTGAATTTTATCGTCTCTATAGCCATCACTAATCCTTGTGAATTGATTGAGATTTATTAGCTTTGTATTTGTCTTAATGAAACTCCCATATATACTCCAGCTGAATCTGAGGTAATAAATGAGAGGATGTCTCCCCCTTTTGCATATCTTTTCATGGGCTTGAATTCATTATATTGCACTGTACTTTGCGAACCTCCAGCTGGTAATATAGCGGTTCCATTTTTATTCACAAAAACACTTGCATTTGATGGATATTCAAATAAAGCTTGAAATTGTTGCGTACTTGTTCCTGGAATTGTCCAAGATTGAGGTGTATTAGCAACTAAATTAAGAGATAAGCATGTGTCGCTAAAAGGCATAGTCTCGTTATAATTATTATTCCATTGTGTAGTCATCCTAATCTCCTGTTATTCAAACCTAATTAATTTTCTTGCTAATTTTGTAGGTTGCACTATAGAAAATGGTGTTGATGTTCCTCCTCCAACTCCGGTCAATCTATTAATATCTCCATTGGCATTAATTAATGTTGATCCTCCTCCGCCTAAGAAAGTTGATCCTGGAAATGCATAAACATGCTGATGAGGCGGCAAATTTGCTTCTATAAGTGTAACTTCATCGCTGCCACCAGATGAACCCACTCCAGAACTCGGGAAAAGATTGCCAAAGGCACCAGCAAGTACATAGCCGCTTAACATTGGAGTATTAAAAGTAGTTGAGCCATTCCCATTATTGGTTAAGAAAAATGTTATAGGATGTGCGCCATTAGCGATAGCGGGTAAATTCATAGTAATTACATTGCCTGCTACATTAGAAATTATAGTCCCTGCTTGAATTCCTGTACCTTCCAAGGGCAATCCTATGCTATAAATTAATCCTGATGCTACTGTGAAGGTAGTCAATCCAGATGTTAAAGTCACAGTCTCTACATTTGTCAATGCATCAAATAATAATGCATATTGAGTTCTGCTAATTTCTGTACCTAAACAATCAAGATAATGGTCGACTGAACTTTTAAATCCAAAGTAATCTATAACCATTCCAACTGGCACAATAGGATATGCAGTATTATAAGTATTATCTATTTGTCTATTAATTGAATCTTGAGTAAATGATGGCTCTACAGGCTCATCTTCTACTATTATTTGTATACTAGTAACATAAACTGTGGCATTGCTTGGTAAAGACAATTTATAATCTATATATGCTGCAGGTGGTACATCAGGATTTGTTGATGCTCCAAGCTGCGCATGACCTGTATATTCTACAAATGAATTATTAATTAATTGTGGTGGCAATATCTGACCAAGAGTAGAATCATTAGAGTCAACCAAAGTGGCACTAATATTTACATTTAATCCTTGTACTCTTGCGGTAATAGCAGTAGATACAATCTTATTAGCCCATAACATGCCATTTTGTTGAAATCTTTGTCTCAAAAAAACTGAATCTTCAGTCCAGCCTGTTAAAGATATTTCTAATGCATAAGGTGCATTACTGGGGTTTGGATTGGTATTATTTAAAGGAACTTGAGTCAATGTAACTGTCCCTGTTCCTGCCAACTCTAAAAACCATCCTGGGGCAATATTAATTGGATCTGGGTCTGTACCAGAAAAGGTATAAGGTGAATTAAAATTAATTAGTGCAAATTGAGGATTAGTAATTTGATTTTCAGTTGCAAAAGTTGCCGTATCTATAGGACTTGTGCCACTAGATTCAGGAACATAATCTTCAACTAAGTATATGAGTGGATCTTCCTGAGTTGGAACGCCTAAACCAATATGTTGACGAAATTCCAATCTATAAACTAAACCTGGAGCAAAAAATTTATCAATTGGCAGTGTTCCATTGCCTAAAAATTGAACTGGATTAGATAAAGGAATAGATAAATTAGCATCTTCGTATATAGTTTCTGGGGCATAAGGTATTTGATTTTGCAATACCCACATCCAATATGTGTCATCAAATTGCTTGCCAGCTAGGTCTACTAAAGACCAAATCGGATTGCTTCCTCTTATTCCTAATGTTGACATAATAATATCCTTATTTTTATGCTTGTTTTGTTGCCAATACATATAGTAAACTTTAATTTTTGAGTAACTACTATGTTCTGGTTAATGCTAGCTATAATTTGGGTCTTAATAGTTATTTTTTGGCCTTAGGCCAAAATACCCCAATCCTGTTACTGATAATCCAGCAGCAATGTACATAGCACGTTTCTTAAATTGCTCTATGTCCTTTTCTGCTTTTGAAATTTGTTTTTCTAACTCTATTTTTTTTTGCAAAGATATATTTTTAGCTTTTGCCTTTTTCTTTAACTCAGGAATATTTCTTCTATAAGCATCTATTTTGTCTTGTATCTCTTTTAATTCTGATTCTTTTTTGCTGCGTTTCTCCTGTGTTTTTTTCTCTTCTTCAAAACTTTTTTTTACTCTTTCAGATTCAGCTTTCATTTGTTCGGCCATCTTTTTGGCTTCTTCGTGCCCAACCTTAGCTTTCTCAACATTGGCCAATGATTCGTTGTGCTCTTTAATCAAATTTCGTGTCTCTTCTGGCGCTGCTTCAATAAATTCTTGAGCCAATTCATCAAACTCATGTATATTTGATGGCTTATCTGCATAACGCTGCCCTAAAATACTGCGCACCAATGTGGGATTTTTCTTTATGATATTGCGGATAATTTCCTGCCCTGAACCATTGCCACGCAAGTTATAAATTAAATCTTTTGATGGCGCATAGCCTTTATTCAAAAATGTTTGATAAGTAGAGTTCTTATAAAGCGGAGTGATTTCCTCCCTCCATCTTTTGTTAGCAGATTTCAAATTCTCTAATTCGCCACCTAAATCGTGACTTTCCATAAGTTGCTCTAAGTCATTGGCATTCTTTTCCATTTCTTCTGCCTGAGCCAACATATCTTTTTGCAAGTCTTTATTGCCAGCAACTTCGCGAGAAAATGCCTTTGTTCGAATCTTTTGAGACATATTCTTAAGACTGCGATAATTAGATAGAACATTAGCAGCAGGTATAATGTCATTGCCTTTTGATGATGGCTTCATTTGTTCAGCAATTTCTTTTACTGTTTTTTCATATTCAACATCATTCTTAAAAAAACCTTTAGAATTTTCCAATGACTTGCGCGCCTGATTCTCAATTTCTTTTAGTGTTTCATTGCGCGGAATGGTAATATTCTGTTCTTTTAAATTCTCTTCAATATTATTGTATTGACTTCCAATTTCTTTTTTAACGCCACCCATGCGACGCTTTGAGCCTTTAATTGGGATGCCTTCAATTTCATTTACAACTGATTCAGCTATAGGAACGCCGTGCTCGTAGCCTTTATATAAGTGAGAAGCTAATTGGTTACCCGCTTTCTCTGATTTTTGTTGCTTAGTTTTTAATAAGCTTTCAGCTTGCGGTACTAATTCCTCACCATTTGGCGCGCCTAACATATTTTCAGTGTTTACCTTAGGAGTACCTTGGACTTCCTGGGCTAGATGACTAGCTTGCTGCTGCAATTCTGGTAATTCAGCTTCCATTTTATTGACATCATCTCCTAATCCTTGGCTACTAGATAATTCTTTTAAGGCTTCTTCATTTTGCAAAGCACTTTGATACTGCTCTTCAGTGATAACCCCTTCTTTTTTTAACCTATCAAGATTTCTAATAGATGCTATCCTATTTTTTAATCCAGAAATTCCACGAGCTACAGATGGTAATGCAGACCCCAATGCCCCTAACCCAGCACCCATCAACGCCCCCTCTCCTCTATTGCCTGGAGAAGCGAAAGCAGACCCTAATGCAGCGCCCTCAGCACCATAAACTGGCAATCTTCTTAATAAAGATGGGGCAGATTTTTGCACTATATTTCCCCAGGAGGGAATAGAACGCAAAGCTAACACACTTCCAGCTCCAGGAGCCAAGAATCCTGTCAATGAACCAGCCAATTCTGCTAATGGATGAGATTTATCGGATTCGCTCTCTTCTAAAAAATCTGGCCATTTAGATTGTCTATCTACAGGCAATCCAACAAGTGATGCTAAATTCTCCCCTGCTTCCAATGGGGTTCTTATAGCAGAGCGCAAAAAAGCACCTGTTGCTGTACCACGCGAATTATCTTTCGGAGTTTCTGCCATCTTCGTAGCTATAGGCAATAATGCCCTAATCACAAATTCAGGCATGCGTGGATGTTGCGCCTTAATCATTTTAAAGGCTTCTACTTTATCAGAATCTGTGGCCTTTAAAGATTCAGGCGCTTCATATTTATCCCAATCAAATTCATGATTTTGATTTTCGTATTGACTCCAATTAAATTCAGGCATACTTGCCGCCCGCTGCTAATGCAGCATCAACTTTATCAGTAGGAATAATGACTTTTTTCCCGTTAGGTGAAATCATTGGTATGCTCTCACCTTTTATATTATGATTTTTAGATCCTGTTATTTCTTTAAAATATTTTTCAAAATCATAAGGAAATTTTTTACCATTACTTAACCTTTCATATTCATTTTTCATCTGATTAAATGATTCTTTCATAGAGATTTTTAATTCTTGAATAACACCTTTATTAAATGCGGCAGACTTACCTATATTAGGCTTTCCTTGTTCAACTAATTTAGAAACTCCATATCCACCTCTATTTGATAATTCTTTGGCCATATGAGCCTGTAAATTTTGTGCAGCAGATATAAATGCACCCACATCCTTATCTTTTGTTAGCCCCAATGCATCTGCTATTTGTGTGCTTCTCCCGGTAATATCTGGCTTATTTGTCAAAATATTTTCAATAGTTTGAATATTATTAGCAAATGGCAATAAGGATTGTGCTGTCTTCTCAATTTCATCTAACTTTTTACGATTTGATTTTGCTTCATCAATAGAAATTGCTCTATCTACATAAGATTGATTTTTCTGTTCTGGGCTTTCCTTATCTAAATCAACTCCATATGCATGTTTAATTAATCCCTTTAGCATAGGATTGCTCTTAATATTCTCTATTCCGCCTAATTTCTTAGAAAAATTAATAAAATTATTCATTTCCCAATTAGGATCATTTTTATGCTGTAAATTCTGTAATTGCTCACCCAAAATAGCCCTTTGCAAATCCATATTCTGACCACTTCTAGCAAATTGCTCTCTTCTAAGACCCATTTGCTCAGCAAATTGTCTCTTCTGCTCCTCTAATTGCCTTTTCCTAATTTCTTGCTGCTCACGCTCTAGAATAGGCTGCATGATGCGTGAATATAAGCCACCCCCTGTATTAACTCCTCTAAGCAAAGCATCGGCTGGCAGGCCAGGAATGGGAATATTTAAGGCCATCATCTACCTCCTGCAAAATTCCAACGCTTAGCAAGTGCACCCCCAATTGGGCCTTTTAAGGCTCCAGCTCCTAGGCCACCAATCAATCCTAATAATGTGCCCAGTGTATTGCCTCCAGCATTTTCCCGCCCAAAGGACAAATTAGCTGAATCTTCACCCATCCTAGAAGCATTATTAGAAAGATTAGAGGCCATATTAGCCCCAGTATTATAAAGTCCAGAAGATAAACCCGCGCCCTTAATATATGTATCTAATATTCTATTAAGATAATTTTCTTTGTCTTGCATGCCTATTTGCGATGTTCCTCTTTGAATAGCATTTAATGCTGTATTTGAGCCATTTAATCCCAATGCAGTTGCTGCATTAAGCCCATGTTCTTGAGCTATCTGCTCTTGATTCTTCGCATAATCAGATTCTTGATATCCATTTGAAAACTTGTCTAATAAATTTCCTGGATTCTTAAGAGAATCTATGAATTCCTGCAAAGTACCATACTGTTCAAGGCCATGCTGATTATATGGCTGCAAATATCCTTGGCCTTCTTGATAATGCTTATTAAGCTCATCTTGAGCATTTTCATATCCTCTTCCAGGATTTAAAAAACTTGATAGCCAAGACATCTCGTCTCCTTATGGATAGGGAGTAGTAGTAAATTTAACTAATACCCCACTTTGCATCCCTACATATTCATTATTTGTTGTGTCATATAAAAATATTCCATTTTTTAATGCACTCGCAGTGAATAAATCATTAATTTGTATTGCTGTAAGATTGGGGGCGGTTAAAAAATTAATTGCTCGCTCCATATCGTTTAAATTTTCATTTAATGTATCGATTAAAACCCAAATCCATTGTAAAAATTGTGGATCTAATTCTTCTTGACTGATGATTGGAGCTGAATCTATTCTATCTAGAGATAATGCCATTAGTTAGCACCCCCCGAAACGCGCCTTGTGTTGCGGACTCCACCTAAAATAACAATGGGAGCAGAACTCACACACACAAGTTTGTAGCAACGATTGCGACTAACTGAAAGTTCATACCAACGCATACGCCATCGGTATTGACCGAGTTGACTAAACCCTCTTAAATCAGCACTGGTAAATGTCTCACCGCCATCATCAGAATAATAAAGTTCAAGATGAGGTTTAAAAAGAGCATAATAATGATTATCATCAAAAGTTGGCGTGTTCCCACCTTCTTCAATAAGAAATTTATCATCTTCTGAAAGCATGAAAATAGGAACTTGAAGTGTGCTATCTTCACCAACAATATAAGTTGTATTAAGAAATGGAGCATTGCTTTTATAAAAAGTTTGATTACCAAACACAAAATCAATTTCAACATACTCATCCATGAATTCCCCGTAATCATCCATACAAATTTGCTTTGTGATTAACTCATACCGCATGGGGTATTTCAGAAATGCATCATCTGCTTGGTGGTTTGGCTGATTAGGATTAATCAACTCATTATAATATATATTACCCGCCATTTCATAAATGGCGGCATCTCCAAGAACCGTAACAAGATGTGTATTGTTAAAATACACATGCTTTGTGATCCTATTACGCTCCCCATTTAATTCAATACATCGACCCCATTTACCGGTGGAGAAGTTATATTCAATGCAATTTGCATTATCTTCGATGTCTAAATTACCTGAATCTAAAAATTTACCTGCAGAAGTCCTATAAAAAATTGTGTTTTCATATTGATATAAAAATCCATCGACTTCATTAGATAAAAATGGACTTATTTCCCCTTCATTAGCAGAATTTTGCAATAAAACATTAATGGCCTGCGATGAAATGACCTCCGGCTTTTGGCCTCCTGTCATCATAAACGTTATTAAGCCTGTGGAATTTCTGGCAAGCCATACCATCATTCCGAAATCAACACTTAATGAATTTGGATCTGCTATTCCGTAATCAAAATTATAAGAGCTATTAAGTTTCCATGGGAATTCTACAGTGACTCCACCAACTGTAAGCGTAGTAATAATATTAGCCCATACATCAGTGGTAAAATCACACATGATATACAATTGATTTTGCAAGACCGCAAATTGACCTATAACCCCAGACGCCCTTCCATTTAAAGATGAGCTAGTAGATGGATTGGTAAAATAAGTATTAGCATTTCCAGCTAAATTAATTTGCGATAAATAGAAATTAGGAGTCCCTGCCTCACTTACGACAAATCTATTACCAAAAGTCGCCACATATAAAGGCTTGCCTCCGGTGAATGTTCCTCCAGGAGCATTTGGATCTGTCACAACCTCTGAAGTTACACTTGAACCGTTTTCTGTTATCACAAAAATATTGGCACCATCGATCAGCATATTATAAACAACGTTGTCTACAGCTAAAGTTGAAAACCACAATGGCCCACCCAGAGCTACATTAATAGTCAAGGTTTTACGATTATAAAATCTATCGAATTGGTACACCTGCGTTCCATCTATCACATATAAGAAATTAATAGATTTAAATTCAGCTCTAGGCTGCGCATTAAATATCAATCTATTTTGATTTAAAAAATGTACATGCTTGCGACCCATAGTAGGATATAATGCTAATTGTTTTTTGCCAGATTCCACAGAAATACCGTACCAATTAGCACAATCCATCGCGCCAAATTGTACGAATCTTTGTTTGTCGTAATAACAAAATATCTCTAATGGCTCTATATGAGCTGATGCATCTTTCCTTAAGGCAACCATTATATGCCCGCCCTAACTCGCCAGGAGCCGTTTAGCAAGCTTTGCTCATCACCTGCAATTGAAAGATTAATTTCACTAGCGGCCTCCATTTGGGCTTTTAATTCTCTGTATTCCATCTCTAAATCATCTGTCCAGGCACTTCCTCTACCCTTAAATTTAGAAACATATTTTGCAACTGCATAGAGAAAAAATAACTCAAAATATTCTGGCAAATCATCTAGGGAATCATTAGACGTCAATGCCTGTAATTGAAATTTACCTCTAGCATTAAATTCAAAAAATTGACTAGGAGCAGGATATAATTGCGTCTTTAAAATATTGGTATCTGGAAAAGTAATAATAAACCTTGGCAATCCCTGTAAAGGCTGATATTTCCATGCAGCTAAATATTCATCACGAGACTTGTCAATCAAGGGATAAGTAACGCCGCTTAATAATAGCCATGCATTATCAAGATTTGCCATCCTTCCCTGTGCTATATAAGCAACATTAGGCAATCCAATATAATGAGCAAAGGTTAATAATGATGCGCCACTTAACGTAGCATTTGCGGTTAAAGTAATTGTATTAGTTGCAATCGATAATATTGATGTTAGAGCAGGTATACCATTGCCAGTTACAAGGTCTCCTACTTGATATTTGCTGCCATCAACCACCGTAAAATCAGGCGAGCCGTTAGTTAACGTCACTGTTTCAGTTTGGAAAGAATATAAAGGATAATCTTTAGGCACAAACCATACATCAGTAATTCCAAGATTAACAGGTACTGATACAGTTTTAGCAATAGTTAATAAAAGGCCATTGCTTGCGTAATTAGATAATATTTGATTCATAACCCGAATAGCTAACTTCTCATCATCACCATGCAAAGGAACCGTGGGATTTGATGCCGTTATCAATCTATACATCTGCAAAACAAATTCACGCACCGTTGAAAACATAATTATGCCTTTGCCTTAGGCTTCCTGCCTGGTTTTTTAGATTGCTTTAATATTTCAATTGATTCATCTACATCATCACTTATTAATGGAATAATATAATTCTCAGCCTCTTTTGCTGTTGCAAACCAAATTCCCATTGCCATATGACGTTCAAATTCATCCCAAGACTCAACTAATTTCTTATTACCATTCGGTGAATAAATAAAAACTCTAAAATGAGATTTATCAACTATCTTTCCAAGATAAATGGCTGGTGTTCCTTGCATGCTTAATCCTTAGTTAAATTTGGCTCTCTATTAAGAGAGCCATATGTCATTAAGAACGTATACGAACCGCAAATTCTGGGTTAATAGCCACACCACAGATAACGTCAATACGGTCTAACTGCTCATAATTGCGAATATCAGCACCAAGGGTATAAGTTAAAGAGAGCTTGTACAGATCGCTATAACGAGTCACAGCTTCCACGCCACCCCTTAATTCTTTGATAGGAGGAGCTGCGAATACTATGGATTGAGTATGATAAGCAATACTTACATTATGAGTTCTAGCAAGTAATAGTTGAGCACCATTGGGGATAGCTGCTGAGATATTTTGGCGTGCACCATCTGTAACTATCGTAGGATTGACAGGAATAGATGCCGTATCGCCATCAGCACTAATAACTTGAGCAGTTACAACGAATTGCGCTCTTTGTTCTAAAGGTTCGTAAGTAAGTGGATTGACCATGAAAACACCAGCACTGTCATCAATCTCTATACTATCGCCCGCATTAAATACTACAGTACCAGGGGCAACTCCCAATCCATTAACATCTATAATATTGCCGCCATTTATTGGCCCATTCGTTACAGTTCCTCCTAATACAAAGCCATCGGGAGGTGTGCCCCCTGATTGACCAGCACCCGCAACTTGACGACCCAGAAAATTAGTCTTAAAGAAGTCAAATCCTGATAAATGACCAACGAAGCCATCAATCAGAGCACCAGTGTTTACTGTAGGATTAAATACATTAAATAAATCGTTTGATAATCCTGCGGCTGTTCTAGGTTGTACCGCGCAATAACGCTTACCGTCTTCAGGTATAGCCAATTCCGTCATATAGGCATCAGCAATTAGAATAGTATTTAAATCAACAGGCACACCCGGAGTACCAACAGCTTGATAAGTTTGCGGCCAGAAATTATCTCTAGCAATGAAGCCTTCAACTAAGTTAGCTAAGCGTTTAGCTCTAGGAGCATTTGCCATTTCTAAATATGGCTCATCTCGCGCACGATCGAAAGTAAGCTCAAAGCCTGTATATTCGATCATTGTTCTAAATTGTTTGGTAATAGAAAGAGGACGTATAATTTGAACGCGTGCTTCAGAAGTTGCAGTCGCACCTTCCCCAGCTAAATAGCGCTCTTCTAAGCGATAATCTATTGTTTGACCAGTTGCGAATCGTAAATTTTTAAAATCACCTTCTAAATTTCTATTAGAGGTTCTTGCAAATGATAAGCTATTCCAAAATCTTACAAACACGTCATCCAGCACATACTGGGTTTCTCTAAATACATTAGACATTTGTTCTCTCCGTGAACAAAATTAAAATTGCCTGTAAAGGCTCCTTTTCTTTTGTCCGGCGGACGACAACCAACTCGCACCTATGTATTGCTTAGCTAGATGGATACTAAGACTTTAAAATTCGCATCTATATTTAAATTAAATCATGAGAAATTAACTTTGGGAATCCCCCCCCCTATTTTGTGTATATTTTTTTACTACTATAATTACGTTTACCAGATTGCGCTTTTATTTTAAGCTTTTCTTTTTCATTTAATGATTCATTAATATCTAATAAATCTTCATGAATTGTTTTATTATGTTCAAAAATGCCTTCTACTGGATCGTAAAAACCTTTTTTTATTGCTACTAAAACTTCAGCGCTAATCCCAAAAGCCTCCATAATGTCATAATCTGCATATTTATTATTCAAATAAAAATAAATTCTCTTTAAATCGTGAAATCCAGGCTGCTGATTAAAGTCATTACCAATTTGCTTTCTTCGCCATGCAGATTTAGGAATTTTCCTTATTTTAGGAGTAGGCTTCCAATTATCTATGCTACTTACATCTTCAATTTTTAAAATATCCATATCTTTCACTTAAATCTCCACTACCTTTTAAATTTAGAACGTGCATTTGCAAGTCTTTTAGCATCATTTCTTGCTATTAGTTCATCGCCATTGAGTTCTTTATTTTCTTTTGCCTTAGGTTGAGCAATAATTGCATCTGCTTTTAATTTATCCAATGGTCTAGGGGCTGATGATATAGGTTTATTTTTTCTCATTTTCTCTTCTAACTTACCCATTTCTCGTATTTGAGCATATGGATCACTTAATTTAGATATTCGTTGCAATTCGTCTGGATGTCTTTTTGCTGCTGCATACAAAAATGCCGCTGGATCTTCAAGAGAACGCGTAGCGTTTGTCATATAATTCGTGATATCACAACCCACATCTCTTATAGCCTCTCGAAAATCGCTAAACCTGTCCATTCCACTTAATAATTTTCTTTGAAAATCCTGATCGAGCCGCATTTCTTCATTTCTTTGTACTTCTTGTTGTTTTTTAGCATGCATATTATTAACAGTTTGTTCTACCATTGACTCAAATTGACGTTGCCAATCTTCATCAGAATTGGGGTCGGCTTGAAAATTCTTGGCTTCTTGTTGTAATTGTTGATGCTGCAAAGGCGTAAGTTGTGATATTTGAGATTCTAAAGCTTGGATTCGCGATTCATATTTTTCAGCTTGTTTTTTAAGCCTACTTTTCATAACTTCAGTCATGCTTTCAGTTTCATTTCCATATTCATCTATTTCTTTTGAGGATTTCTCTTCAATTTTTTCGTGATTCTCTTCAGGCTCATGTGTTTTAGGAATAATAGGCGAAGCATCAATCCCATAATCATCGCTGGACTCAACATTTTCCTCATTAATTTCTTGTCTTTCTTCTTGCTCATCTATATGTTCAGGAGTTGGGGGTTGCTGCGAATTACCTTGTCCTGTTATTAATAAATCATCAATATTACTTATGTTGCCTGACATTGCCTGCATCTCCTGTATTATGTGTTAATATTTTTACCATGTTGTCAGCATGTGCAATAGCATTATCACTTTGAGTCCTTTCTGTTTCTGCCATATAACGCATTCTTTGCTCTTCAATATTGCCAGCAAGCTCTAATTTGGCTATTTCCAACTTCATTTGTTCAATTTCAATTTCGGCTTGCATTTGTTGCTGCTTAAGCGCCAATTCTTGCTGTTTAATCTGTATTTGTTGCTGCTTAAATTGAGCATCTACTGCTAAAGCTTCTTGTTCTGGGGATGGGCCTTGTTGCTGTGGCATTTCTCCCGTTTTGCCAGCTTCGATAATCTGAGGGGGTACCCGTGTCTTAAGTCTATTTTTAATTTCAATAGTATTGGCAAGAGGCAAGTTTTCAGCGTAGAGGTCGGCAATAAGATTAAACGCAGTTGGGTCAGCTTGGAGTACTTCCCGCAAGCTTTGTAATGCCTGTTCTTTTTGTCCTTCATAACTTGGCCCCGGTTTAAGCCTAACTTGATACGTACCCTTTCTAATATCATTTTCAATTTGTTCGCCATATGGATCTGTCTCTTTATTAATTGTAATGTTTTGGAATCCCTTATCCGGCATCATAAGAGTCATAACACGTTCAGTGTCATAAACATTAGGAATCATTTCATTGATAACTTCGCCCCCAGCTTCAATTGCCATATTTATAGAATTGAAGAATCCATAGGTTACAAATGATCCCTGGCGGGTGCGAGCGTCTAACGCCTTACCACTAGCCTCATCTCCATTATTACCCATACGAGCCGGATAAAGACCAGTAGATGTATAAAGATCTTGCATTGCAAGATTATATTGGGTCTCCAATGACTGAGAGAGTTCAGGAGGCCTGATTTGTTCGGGTTTAAGCCCATCTGGATCTTTATCATAAGCCAATAAGCCTTGGGTATTAGTTGGATCTGCCCAGTTTCTTCTTGTATCAAGACTTGAGACTACTGTTTTTGGCCCAAACCATTGATCATATCTGCTAACTTTTAAAACATAAGCCGACTGGGTACGTAAATAATTTATATAGCGTTGAGTATCACGGCAATCTTGGAAAAATGATCGACAAATTTGTTTCCCAGTTTTGTCATAATAAGAATTATTATCAACAAAAATTATAGGAAGACTTTGACTAGGGAATACAGTTTTATCTAATTCATAATTACCAGCAATTCGATAATGAATAATCTTATAACGATCTTTAGGTCTTTGATTTACAATACGGACAATTTCATTATTACGCCAAAGCGTAATAACTTCTGGCTCTTCTTCTATAACTACTTCATTGGCTTTAAATTTATTTAAATTCATTCCTTTAGGTTGAGGCAAAATTTCATGCGATCCTGCAACCCCAATGCCGTCCAATGGCAAATTCAAAGGCTCTTCATCTACTAAATTTAATTGGCCATCCATGGCCATAGCGGAATTTAAATCACCGCCTAACATCTCCCTATCAACTAAGCGATTACGATCGTTAATCGCCTTGGAACTCTTTATTAACTCGTCCATCTCCTCTTGGTTGAGCGTCTCACCATTAGATAATCCATATAATCTATCCTTTTCATATTCTCGCACATAATAATCAATTATGGTAATATGCTCATCATCAGCCCAATTAAATGGATTTGTAGATTCGTCAGGCTGCACAGCTAAGGCGATTTCTTCTTGCGTCTGTGTAATACTGCTAGATTTTAATATATTTTGCTCTACATCTTTACCATATTTCTGCCTAAACTTTTTACGAGACATACATGATATAAAACCACAATGCATACCGTCAGTTTTATTTTTCTTCTCCGCACTCAAATCCCAAAAAGCTCGAGTTGAATCTTTAAAATGAAAATGAACTATTTTTTGATTGAGAGATTTTTCATGCTCATAATCTGTACCAATCCCATAAGCACCATATCCACCAATGGCAGCTTGTCCTGCCGAAACCTGGTAAGCAATAGTTGCATCAGGAGAAAAGACAATATCTTTTGTAATAATTTCTCTGAGAGAAGCCACCTTTTCATCACAATTAACCATTGGTACAACTTGTAATTGTGGGGTGTTTTGCTGCTGTTCTCCAATTAGAGCATTTGACATTGTAGCAAGTTTATTTGCTGTAAGAGCTACCTTGCGGTAGGTCTTAATCATATCATCCTCTTCTTCTTGATCCCATTGCCTACCAAGAATGAAAGAGTGCATCAAATGATAATTATCAATATTAACTTTAAATTGTTCCTGAAATTTCTCGCAAGCAATACGAGCTTCACGAGCTATCTTCTCGTTTTCTTTAGCCATATCAAATCCTTTTGATATATGATTTTTTATTCTAAATGTTTGCTATCATCATGTGCCTCTAATTTATCTCTTATTTCTCTAATACTATCCCCATGCCATTCGACTGCAACCCTCAATCTATTTATTTCCTCGGGCATTCTTAATGCAACTTCATCCATAAGAGATTTAAGTCTTATTTCCAAATACCTTTTCAAATAATCACTTTTCACATCATCTAAGTTTGCTGTGTAGGCATGCGCCATATTCTGTATTTTTTCTTCAAATTGTTTTAGATGTTCAGATAATATTTTAGTGAACTCAGATTCGGGCTTAGAAATAAGTAACTCAACTTTTTGTAGTTTTTCTAGATACAAATCACTATGTTCTTTCATTACTCTACCAACATCGTAACTTAATTGCCTTTTCTGCTCATCAAAAATAGTTATGTATTCATAGATTTTTTTTACATATTTATTTAAATTATACAAAGTTTTAATAAATTTTATCATATAAACATCCCCGCCATCCTTTCCGGTAATTTCCTAACCTGATATCCACCATCAACTACATATTCACCGCCATAGAACGTCAGCATTAATGCATCTCCTGTATCTGGAGATATCCCAGTTCTTTCTTTTGTAGCAGATTTAAGCTCAATCTTTAATTTATCACTAGAGTCATATTTGTAACCAAATGAAGTTAAATCAGTTTGAAGTTCGTCAGAGTCAGGTATTTCTACGGGCGAATCTTGTATTATCCACTCTCTTAATCTATCCCATAACTCGTCACGCATATTATGATAATGTCCTTTATCCTCCGGCTTTCTTGCTACATTTACCCCAACAACAATATCTGAATACCCAAGTTCGTGAAGCCTATCCACAACACCCGCTCCTATGCCAATGTCATCAATACATACTTTACTAGGGTTTTCTTTTTCAATAATGCGTCTTACAATTCCCGATAATTCCATGGTATCAATATGATAATGTGTCTGCAAATTGTATGCCCTTCTGCCTCTACGCCTAATAATAGCCGTTCTATCATCACCCATTCTAGCAGGATCAACCCCTATAACCAAATTAGACTGGCTATCTACTATATTTTTACGAGCTTTAATGACATGCTCTACATGAATAAACGTATCAAGCATAGAGCTTAAAAAAGCCTCTGAATCGTTAAAAGGATATTCTTGCCTAAACTTACGACATTTTTGTTCATAGTCACCCTTAAAATCATCAAGCTTTAATCTTCTCCAATTTAAGTGTCCAGTAGTAAGGCCATTAGAACTATATAATGCTAGCCACTCTTTTTCTTCATCATGAGCAACAAAATGAGGGTTTTCTATGCAGTATTTATCTTCCCAATACCAGGGCACAAATATTGCTTGATATTGGGATTTGCCATTCTTGGCCTCACACCACTCACGATAGAAGTCATTATCTTGGCCGTTAGCTGTGGATTCTTTTATGATTTCAGTCCCACCCCCATAAGCCACAGTTTGCAGCAATCCAAGAGTAATACGAGCTGGGTCTTTGTAAAATGCATATTCTGATAAATGTAGATATTGATTAGTCATTGAGCGGCCAATTTCTGCGTTACCCGCCGTACCGACACGATAACCAGAGCCGATATCATTGAACATCAATGTATTTTCATTATTTTTAGAGGCCTTACTAAATAATTCCACCGGCAAATTTTCATCAAATCTTTTTGTAATACTAAATATAGTACGTGTAGCATCAGCTGAATGAGTAAGAATAAAGGCTTGCTTTCCTTTTTTTGTCCTTATTTTTGATAAATCTCTGCCTTGCACATAAGTGCTAACTCCCTGCTGACGTCCTTTTAATATCAAAGCTCTTATCATGCCTACAGCTTTTAATTGCGTATCTAATCGTTGGTCTATGTATCTTTGTGCGCGATTAAAAATGAAAGGACGCGAGACGCCATAGCTATCATGTATAATTAGGAAATTCTTAGCAAACAACTCTGGTGACTTTAATATTTTTATCAGCTTTTCATCTGACATTAACAAATCCTTTTGTTAATAATTTGGCGAACCGGAGGGATTTGCACCCTCACCTGAAGCCTCTACGGGTCCGGATCTCATATCTTCCTGGCATCCTCCGCCAGTACAGACGTTTCTGCATTGCTGCAAGAAATCTTTAATTATTCTCTTTAACTAAATGCCCATAAGCAAACTTAGGGCTAGAAGCCCAAGTAGTTTCGTCATAAATATCGTATTTCCAAAGCGGCGGAGGCATTTTATACTTATGTCTATTTAGATAATTAGTAATACGTGCATGTATCCGGTTGATATGCTCTATATATTCAATGACCCTAGGGTCTTCTATCTGCATATACGCACCATCTTTCATTCTCGGACATTTATGAGCTTTTAAACTATTGTAATGCCGCAACCATCCTTTGTATATTAAGTTATCCATAACTTTATATTGTCCTGATTTAAAATAAAAAATATCCTATCGCAAATCCAATCATAAATAAGACTAATATTCCTAGCAATTCTTCCATTATTTACTTCCCTATTCGATTGAATTTATAAATTTATATCTAGCCCTCTCGGCCTCTTCTAAGGAATTAAATATTTCATTATCGGCAATAGTGACTGAGTCTCCTTCAATAAGCACATTGCAAACAACATAAAAAAAATCTCTTTTGTATTCACCTCTGTCCCACATCTCCCCGCACCCTACTTTAATCGGAATAATATCTTTAATCTTAGTTTTAAATATATCTCTAAAGCTAAAAAATCTCGAATAAATATAAACCTCGTCTCCGACTTTAAATTTAGGAGTAGGTGTTTCTTCTTTTAATGACTCCAAATATTCAATTTGTGCATTTAGTGCTTGGCCAAGGATAGGATAAAGATATTTCTCTAAATAAATGTGAAGATTATTATCTTTCTCCTTAATGATAGCTGAACAGTAATAACCCCTTTCGTTAGTGCCTGATATTATAAAGTTCTCTACTACGCGCCAATTTTTGGGTTGTGCTGATAAACCCGGTACAAAACTCCAAACTTCTTGACCTATTTTATATTTAGGTTTAAGTTCATAACTTAGATTGGGCTTATCATTCTCTTTCATAATTCTATCTGTATGAAAATAAACAGTATCATAAACAAATTTAATCGCACCGCGTATGTCAATATCAATAGATTCCTTGCCATCTATGCGCCCAACTAAAAATTTCATCATTTCTTGTATGGTCTTGCAACTTTTTTCAATATCCTTATTGTTCATTACGCCTCCTTCTCTCTTAATTGTTCTAAATATGATATTTGAGCATCTATTGCCTCATTCTGTCATTCTTTGCTCTTACTTGTGATATCCTTAATATACTCATCCATCTTTAACGAAATAACTTTTTCAACTTTGGAGGGTAGCTCTGATTGCGATAGATATTTAGCTCCAAGCATTACATACATTGACTCTTTAGAGGGTATAATGATTGCGAATAAGCTCAATAGTAAAAATATCAAATATTTATTTAAAATCTTTAAAGCCTCCAATCGCATATCTTCATCGCCTTCTTTAGCAGCTAGATATAACAAATAAAAAGCTCCAATAAAAAATAATGATGCTAAAATCCATAGTATAGTTACTATACAACCCAAACTACCTAACAACTCTATTAAATATATTGCTAATGTTGGGCTCATTATTCTCTCTCTTTGTATTTTTTGGGAAATGGGATAATATTAGATGTATTAGATTTAGCATATTCTGATTGTATATTAAGTGAATTAAACCACTCTTCAGCTGCTACTGCTTCAATAGCACGTCTTAAAGATGGATCAATATTATCCATTAATTCTTTATATCTATTATTATCCATCTATATCAATCTCCTTAACATCTTTAATATATTTAATATCGGTATATCCGTTTAGTTTCAACCACTTTTCTTCGCTAATTTTTCTTAAGTTCTTCTATATTACTTTTTATTTCTTTAAGTAAATTTGATAATTTTCTCTGATAATATATGACAACATCAGCAGCCTTTGTTTTATCATCACATGCTATCAGTGAATGCTCCCTACAAATCAATTGCGACAATACATTACAAATATCATCTATTAAATATTTATATGCATCATTATCCATCTATATTTCTCTCTATATCAATCAAGCAACTCAGTCATCAAAAGACAATCCAATGAAAGCTGGGGATTTTCTTCACATAATTTACCTATCCTAACCCAATATTCTATCTGCTTTCCAATAGAGCGGAACTCTGCTAATGCAACTTTTTTCGCATCATTGTAAAGCTCCTCATTAATTCTTATTGGGATACTAGCCATAAAAATTTATACCTCTTTTGTCATAAAACTGGTCTCCCGGGGTGGATTTGAACCACCGACTTCTCGGTTCCAAACCGAGCTCGCTACCAGGCTGCGCTACCGAGAGATTAATTAATATCGGCCTTTCACCGATTGGTAGCTACTAGTACTGCTAGCTATAGCAGGCTGATACTTATGGCTGTATAGCATAGCCTTTCAATATAGGTCTATAGAAATAGACCTGGGTTAATCCTCTCCCCCATGACTGCCATAATCATCTTAACCGCACAAACTTTGAATAATCCATGGATCTGCATGTCTTATTTTCTCTAAATACTTAATTTGTGCATCAATTATCCTATAATAGTTTTTTGTACGTTTAGTGCATCTTCTGAACTAATACCAAAATCTCCCAGCCAAGCTTCAAGAGTTATAACAGGATCATCATAATTTGGTTCGCCATCATCATCCAGCCAATATTCATTACCATCTTCATCACGATAGTATTCGGCACCGTCGTCCATACTATATATTCCACTTTTCATCAACTATCCTTTTCTTTAAGCTTATTTTTCAAATCTTCCATTTAATCCCTCAATTTATCAATCATCCTTTAATTGTACAAGCTTTGATATTATCAAATCTATACCCTCATTTTTGATATAAGAAAAAACACGATGGGTATCCCATTCATGAACGGGCTTATCTGAACAAAAATCACTTCTACCGAGCACTTCTATTTCTCTACCCTCACCGATTCTAAAATCTATAATATATAACTTTTTATCAGTTTCTTTATTCATAATAAATTATCTTCTACCTTATCAATCTCTTCTAACAAACACGCACAAGAAATTGGAACCGTTGGAGATTCGCAGTCATAACACACAGCTATCAAACTACCCTTATAATCTACTAGCACAAATAAATCACACCCGCATTTTAAGCACATACATTGTTCACACATTATATATGAAGGAAATTCGATAACATTGTTCAATTTTAGTCTGCCAGTTTATTTACACATTTTAAATGAAATTTTTTTTCAACAATGTCTTTCCTATATGTTTCTTTTATTTCCTCCTTGACTCTTTCTATCATAAATATTAAATGATCGAGAACTTGCCTACTCTCACGTGAAGACTCTAATGAGTCCAATGCAATAGGAATAGAAATTAAATAATGACAATCATGCTCAAAATCGTGAGCTTCTAAAGCTGCTTTAAAAGTTAATTCCATACATTAATCCGCTAGTTTATTGTCTTTTACATGCTGCTCAACAATTTCATGTATTATCTCTTTTATTCTGAACAGCCCATCTACATACTCAGAAATACCAGGGACATAATTGCGACAAGAAGCTGGTAATTTTTGAAAGCTACTGCAATACCATAGCGGTTGTTTTGTCTTAAAATCTATAACTTTACCCATATTAATCCACCAATTTATCAATCAATTGCTCTACGCGAGTCTCAAGCCTAGTCTTATCCTCAGCATCCTTCTCACGCCAACGTCCACGGGTTTTAAGCCAAAATATCTGAGCGGCAAGCTCATCGCCCTCAGTAGCTTTCTTGAATAGCTTATTAGCAACCATGGAATTAGCGTGAGTAACAGCGGTGTCTAGTTCAAAGCGGTAATGTTTAGCCAGTGTGTCTACGCAAATACCAAGGTATAGAGCTATATCTTCCTGTGTAATACCAAAAGATGTAAGCGCACATACCTTGCTGCGACTGGCGTCTGTGGGTTCATGCTTGGCTGTCATCTTTATAATCCCGATGTCAAGCGCCAGCTTGCTTGTTGCTTTTCTCGCCCCGCATATCGCCACCAGCTTCGCCTGGCTCACAATATTTAGGCTGCATACGATTTTGTTCTTCGACTCGTTTGCCGTAAGAGCTTTCAACACCATTGTAGTGAGTATTGCCCTCAGCAGAATCTTTAGATGTATAGTCCTTTACTTCCATTTTCTAACCCTCCTGGTTAAATATAGAACAAGGGGAAATAACGGATTCGAACCGCCGCAGGACTCTTGGTTGTACCGCCCTTTATGGTAACGTAAGTCCACATCATAATAATGTTAAGTTTTCCGCTTCTTATTAATTTCCCATTCTTAAAATAGCATAATATGAATATAAATAAAAGCAAATTAGAATTATTTTAAATATATTAAAAATATATTAATATATCTATTGCATTATAAATTATTTATGTTAATATATGTTTTGTAGATTACAAATAAATAACAAAAGGCAGAAAATAAAATGAGTAGAAGAATAGCTACAAAAGAGGATTTTAAATATGGAAATTATTTTTATGATAAAGATGGTAATGAATTTATCATACGCGATAAATACGATGAGGGTATTTATAATACAAATAAACAAAATGTAATATTTGAAAGTGAAGCGAGATTTTACACAGTCAACGAATAATAAATACAAACCAAAGTGGAGAATAGAATGAATATAGAAGATTTGCAGTTAACACAAAATGCTTACGTAACTGGATCCTTAGAAGCGCCATATTACACTGCCCATGCTTTAGATAAAGACGGCAACGAATATGAGGTTAGATGGAAAATAATATGTGATGACTTTGATAATTTAGAAGACGAATCAAATGCTTGTAATTGGGCCAAACCTTCTTCAATAACAAAATTATAAATAACTTAAAAACAGGAGAATAGAAGAATGAAAGCAGAAAATTTAATAGGTTTCTTAGAGAAAGACGTACCCCAAGACGGTCACAGCATTTTTGCTCCCTTCTGGCTGTTAGAAGCTGACTACCCCTGTACTCTAAAAGATGCCGAGGGATATTTAGAGGCAGCTTTAGAGGTTTATAGAGATAAAAACAGTAGTTTCACAAAAGGTGAAATCTTAAATGCAATTAGATACTACAATCAATTTAGAGATGATGAAATTTTTAGAGAAAAATGCTGTCATTTATTTATGGATGAGGCTAATAAGACTTACGAGGATAGACTAAGAGATGATGAAGATTAGATATAAATAACAAAAGTGGAGAATAGAAGATGAAATCTGAGTGTGGAAGATTTGAATATATCCCAGAGATCGGAATAAAAGATTACCTAAGCGGTCGCCATGTAAATTTGGATGGCACTATAAATCAAATACCTGGACTAGAATATGTAATATTTACCGAGGAGACAAAAGCAAAAATAAAAAATTTTATTGAGAAGATATCTCCTTTTGTTAAAGAATTAGACAAAAAAGCTAAGATTGGAAGATTGAAGGATAAATACTGGCACGAATTTAATAAAGTTTTGAACGAAGGGTATGTAAATTAACAAAAGCGGAGAATAGAAGAATGAAAGATGATGGAAATAATATAACACAAGAAATAAGAATGCTTATAAATGAAAAGCTATCTGATTATTACGAAGGATACTTAGATGAAACCATTACCGAGCATCAACGTGAGATATTTCTAGCTCTTATCGAGGCTTTTGAAAATATAGCTATATTTGCTGGGGGTCTACGAACCAAAGATAATGAAAGGCGTATCGATAGAGAGCTTGGGAATTTAAAATATTAAAACAGGAGAAAATAGAAAATGAAATATAGGGAGCGTGGAAAATGCCAATTATTATTGTAGTTCTAGTATTTTTTGTTCTGATGGGAGCCGTAATCTTTGAAAAAGAAACAATAACTGTGAAGGCCTGCAAAGAATTAAGATGCGACTGTAAATGCAGAGACCTAAATACTGCGGGAGAAAATAGAAAATGTTAAAAAATAAATACAATATCGGCAATACAGTGTGGTTTGTAGGTGACGGTGTATATCCATTAAAAATAAAAGAAGGATTAGTATTGCAAGTGAAAGGCGTAACTCAGCAGTTAAATTGCATAAAATGCATGGATGATGTCTTTGCTGATATACATTATGTAATTTATCCGATTTCTGTGAAAGAAAACGGAGAAAAGTACTTATGTGAGGAAGACAATCATAATTTGTTTTGTGAATACGAATTATTCTTAACCAAGCAAGAAGCCATAGAATATCTACAACATCAAATTAATAAGCAATAACATAAGAAGGAGAATAGAAGAATGAGTGCATTAAATATAAAACCATCTCCAATAAAATTGGCAATAGAAGAAGATAAAAAAAATGTAAAATATCAACATAGAATATTTATAGCTGCAATTATGGGAGTGGTAATTAATCTACTAATTAATCTCACAGTGCTGACATATAAATTTTATACATCATAGTAAATAAAGATGATGCAATTAAAGTGTTCAAAAATATTGAATCAAAAGAGGATAACAAATGAAGATAGAAAAAATAATAGACCAACATAGACGCGATTTTATTGCATTATTTAAATGCGAGCATTGCGACAATCGCTCAACGATAAAGGGTTATGATGATGCATATTTTCACAATCACGTAATCCCAGAAATGAAATGCGAAAAGTGCGGAGAAAGTTCGCCAGCAGATTATAAACCATTAGCTACAAAATATCCTGCTGGATTTAGTATATAAATGACAATCAACATCTAAAAAGGGAATAAAATGACAGTATGGATACTAAAACAAAAACAATACGTAGACTGGGATGAGCTAACAATATTTGCAAGCAAAGTTGATGCTCTAGACGAGTTAACATGTTTGCAAATAGATTTCCCAGACGAAGAGTATACTATACAAGAAATGGAGGTGGTTAAGTGAACTTAAATGACATAACGCTTTACGATCTCATGGCAGCAGACCATGATATTTGGATAACACCCAATAAAAAATTCGGCTTCGATATACAGATAGATAATGAAGACGGGGAAACAATAATTGACGACAAGGGGGTGCATCCCTTTGCCGTCGAGGGTTTTGCAAATATATGTAGAAGATTCCTAGGTTTTTATGAATGCGCAAACGATAAAATAGAAGAAGGAGAATTCAAAAATGCTTAAAAGAATTAAATGCTTATTTAAAGGACATAAATATATGATGGGTTATATCATAGACTATCGCAGTCATTACCCATCAAGCAATGATAGATGTCAATGTTGTCAAAAGACAAGAAAAAATTTAATTATCTAAATGCACATTCTTTGCGACTGGACCTTTAAGGGCGGTCGCAGCATCAAATGTAACCACATCTTTTTCTTTCAAGCTCTTAAAACCATCAGAATTTATTTCTTTGTAATGCACAAAATAATCTTTGCCGCCACTTTCTATAAATCCAAAACCTTTGGAGTCATTAAACCACTTTACAATACCTTTTTGCATTTATTTGCCATCCTATGCTTAAAAATCAAATTTAACACGTCAAATTCAATCGAGATTCAATTTTCTAGTGTTACCCTATACGTTTGCCTATAGTTACAAAAATAATGCCTCTAAGAAGGAATTTAGAGGCATTAACATTTAGAAATCATTTACATAATCACACATTCCGTTATTCATCCACACTATAACAGCTGTTTCTAAGTAGTCGGAATCTATGACGCCTGCCATTATATCTTCTTTGTCCTCTATGCTCAATAGCCTGCTAGAAATCAGCTTTGGCGAAACCCCGAGTTTCATCCCAATTTTAAACAGCAATTGCTGACATTGGCGCTGCGTTAGCTGCATTTCCATAGAATTCCCCTTTTAATTTTCTAAAAGCTTCTTGAAAGCCTTTAAATCCCTCTCCCGTTGCCACTGCAGCAAATACCTGTTTAGCAGCTTGAGCCTCTTCCATGTATTGTTTTTGTTTTTCTACGTGATCCCTTTCTTCTTTGTCTCGTAGTGATTGAGAAGTGATTCCGTTGTAGCCCTGAGGGATTAGCCATTTTCCTTCGCGTACTTTCTTTAGAAAAATATTTATGCGTTTGTTCACTGATTCGAAGCTTTTGTCTTTGTTAGTTTCAAATGCGTAGTAGATACCCTGATCAACAATCTCTTCTTCGAGAAAAATTTCTCTATTGGCAACGATCTGTTCTATGTGGGTTTTAACAATTTGTTTGTCAGAAAAAACAGAAACAGGGGGTTTAACAGAGTTCCCTTGTTTTTGTTTTTTCTTGAAAACCTCTTGTAAAGACTCTTGTTTATATAAGTCTGCATATTGTGCAGTACCCTCTGCACGTGGTGCAGTACCCTCTGCACGTGGTGCAGTAGGTGACAAATTTTGAGCAAAGTTATCCACAGGGTCTGAATGTGGTGCAGGGTTAATTTTTTGTTCGGATTTAAAAAACCCATAGGTCTGAGAAACACTAAATATGTTGGTTTTGCCAAATTTGAAGTTATAAATATTTGAGCGTTGGATTAAATAATGTTCGAACTCTAGTTCGTTTAGGACATCGTAAACTTTTCTTTCTGATATTCCAGAAGAAAGCGCGAGATTTTTTACAGTTATTTCAGTTTCATCTACTTCTCTTTTGAAACTAGTTAGCTTTCTAAGTTGTCCATAAACTTTTAGTGCGTATGGGGATAATTTATCAAATACAATTTCATCAACTATTAAAAAACTAGTTTCTTTTGCGCGTCTGAACTTTACATTATCGTTTTGCATGTTATAATAACCTCGTTATGTATGTGCCCGTCTAAAGCACTATTAGGGATATCGACAAAGGACGGCTAATCCTTTGAAGTTGGGCATGATGCCCAAATTTATTTTTTCATATATTTATTCTCTATGTGGGTACCCACATAATTCTTATGTAGGTAGTAGTACATGATAACAACTCAGTATTATATTTCCTAGTACGGCCAACAGGTGACTATCAGAAGTCACCCATCTTGATTTAAGATTTTAATTCTTCTTTTATCTCATCAGCAAAATTAGTAAGAAATTCTACTGCAACTGATAACTGTTCTGGACGAAAACAAAACATTCCGCCTCCTCTCTTTAAGACTTCGTCATATATTGAATTTGCCAGTTTAGTCAGTAGTTCCTCAGCTTTTTTATTAATATCCATTTAATCTCCCTCAAATGCATTACAAATTATAGTTATTACGCCAACTACAAAAGACATTCCAGCTAGGACGCATACAACAAAAGACAAATTTTCTCTCACAATGTCCGATAAATTTATGAGTGAGCATAATAAACTTAACAAAAAAACAACAATGAAAAACATTGCTGTAGTATACCTTAATGCTTTAACTACCAATTTTCTATTTTTCATGGTTTGGCCACCTTGGAGAATAATTTCCCAACTATTTCATTTGATGATGACAATAAATTGCCTTCATTATCTGCATATAATACGATTATACTTTTTCCTTTTTTGCCTTCCATTAATGTGGCAATATTAACCCATGTACCTCCGCTCTTGCCTTCCGTCTTAGTTCCATCCCCACCATTGGAACAAACTGTATAATTACGGCCATCCTTTTCATTAAGAGAATTTCCTTCTTTGGTATGAAAATACCAAATTTCATCTCCTACTTTTAAGTCTTTAATTTCCATTTGCTGTTTTCTCCTTATGTGCATCATATTCAATAGCCTTTTCAATATCTCTTCCTAATTCAATATTTATATATCTATCAAGACACCAAGCAGTAAACATAGCTCTACTCAACAGCGGCTCTCTTTGCCTAACTATATGTCTTTGTACTGTTTGTAAAAATTTAATGCTTTTCTTAAGACTTAGCTTGGCATCTTTGATAATTTGTTCGTCCATATCAGTTTTATCCTCCGTAAATTTAAGTTTTCCCTTTGTAATTCTTTCTAGTTCAAGCTGGGATCCCCTAGGAACAAATCCCCACTTTATCCAGTTTGCAAAAGATACATTTGACATCCCGGTTTCTTTCGCAAATCTGTACCCATTTCCATAATATTTCTTAACTTCATCTGGTGTCATCTGATCCCCTTGTTTATTTTTCAAAAATATTAAAAATATATTAAAATATTACTTGCAATAAATCAATAGGTATTATATTATATATTTACGTCAATGCCGACGCTAACTTAAAATTTAAAAGGTAATAAAATGCAAGCATATGAAGATACAACTGAAAGAATGCATATATTAGAAGAAAGTATTAACGAACTTAGGCAGATAAATAGGAATATTGCTAAACTTTCCTTAAGAAAGGAAGCTCTAACAAATGTAATTGTTGGTGCATTTGGCCATGAAAAAGATGGCCAAAAAACTTATGAGCATGGAATGTGGAAGATAGAAATTAGAACCCCTTTTATTTACTCATTAAATAAAAAGCTATATGAATCTGGTGAATTTAAATTGCCTACAAAATTTAATCCAATTAAAGAATCTGTATCTTATTCGATTGATAAAAGACTATGCGAAGAGTATTTATTAAATTCTCCTGAAAAAGTAAGAAATTCCTTGGTTTCTCTTATTGAGAAAAAGCCAGGTAAAGTGTCTATTGCTATTAAGGAGAATGTGTAATGTCTAATACAGTACTAGTAATTGGTCAATCAGGTAGTGGTAAATCCACATCCCTAAGAAATTTAGATCCTAATAGCACATTTATTATTAATGTGCTGGATAAGCCATTGCCATTCAGAGGATTTAAAAAGAACTACTTGCCAATTAAGTCAGTTAAAGATGATAAAGGGAATAAGACCGGGGAGACGATAGGTAATTATTTTGCTTCTGATAATTGGGAAGATGTAATTAAGATAATTAACTTCGTTAATTCAAAGCGTCCAGACATTACTACTCTGATCATAGATGATTGGCAATACATATTGGCTTATGAATTTATGAGGCGCGCTAGCGAAAAGGGTTACGATAAATTTTCTGAACTTGCCAATCATGGTTGGGCAACAATAGATAATTGTCTGCGTGCGCGTCCAGATTTAACATGTTTCATTTTGGCGCACAGTGATACGGATATTAATGGAAAGTCAAAGTGCAAGACCATCGGTAAAATGTTGGACGAAAAAATATCCATAGAAGGACTTTTTACAACTGTGTTGCATTCTAGATTTGTTGATGGGGAATATATATTTCAAACTCAAAATGACGGTGACTTTTTAGCTAAGTCACCCATGGGCATGTTTGATGATTTGCTTATTCCAAATGATTTAGTAGAGGTCAAGGGAGCTGTTGAAAATTACTTTAATGAAGGGGCTTAAAATGAGTTTTTGGGAATCAGAAATAGGTGAAATAACAGGAAATGCTAATGATGCTTTTGTTAAGAGCTTCACGCAAATACCAGACGGTACAATGGCTTTAGCTAAAATTGATTCGTTTTTGAATGGAGAGTATCAAGGATTTAAATATCTAGTTATTGAGTGGCTATTAATAGATGGTGACTTTAAAGGTCAAAAAGTACAGCAGAAACTTAAAGTATATGGTGGTAATAGCTACGATAAGGATTCGTCTAAAACTAAACATCGCGCTTTAAATATGTTTAAGCTTTTGTACGAACTCTTTGCTATTAAGCCAAAACATTCAAATGACCCAACTGACCAAGACTTGTCCTCATTTGGAGGGAAGATAGCTGGTATTAAAATAAGAGAAACTCCTGACGGAAAGTATAATTGGATATCTGAAGTTCATCCTTCCAAAGGATTTAAATGTGAAACTGGCATTAGCTTAATAGTACATAAAAAGAATTCATTTAATGAAGATATGCCATTTTCTAATAATGGAGACCCAGGAGCTATTGCTGATGATATACCTTGGTAAATTTATAAATTAAAAAAAAGTTTTGACAATAGCATCGTGGACAGTGACACGACAAGTAGCAACATAAGAACCTACAAGCCCTTAGAAGGCAAGCGGGTGCAATTCCTGCCTATTGTCACCTCTATGAGGAATAGGTAAATGCAAAAAAATATATTAACAAAAAAAATAGAAAAATACCAAGAAAATATCCAAGATGCCCCTAGAGATTACATCGGGGCGTCTAGTATAGGTGCAGATTGCTGGCGTCAAATTTGGTATGAATTTAAAGGGGAGAAATCTAATAACATAACTCCACAAACTAGGCGTACGTGGGATATTGGAAAGAATCTTGAGGGGCTTGTAATAGAGTGGCTGTCAAAATCAGGGTTAGCTATTACTAATTATCCTTGGCATTTGGGCTCATTAGAGGTAACTGCATTTAGAGGCCACATAGATGCTCTTTTAGTAGATAAAGATAAAAATATTATTGTAGAAATCAAGACCGCTAAGGATTCAAGCTTTAATAATTTTGTAACCAAAGGATTAAAGTTGTGGAACCCGCAATATTATGCTCAGGTTCAATCTTATATGGGTATGAGTGGTATATTTAGTGCATATATAGTTGTACTAAATAAGGATAATAGTGATATTTCTGATGAAAAAGTAGAATTTGACCATGTTTTTTATAAAACATTGGAGAATAAGGCTAAGGAAATTTCTGAAGCAGTTACCCCTCCTCCGCGTATAAATAACTCTCCTTTGTGGTACAAATGTAAGATGTGCAAATATCATGGAGTATGTCATGGATGATCATCAAGAAAAAAACAAAATTTACAGATTGGATATAGAACTTACTGAGTTTTGTGGCGATTATCCTTTTCAAGGAGAATCAGAAAAGAAAACACAATGGTTTTTATTTAGGGAAAATGGTATCGAAAGCATTAGTAAAAGCATAGCTACTCAAATTAAAATTTGGACTGGAATTTTGGGCGCTATAAATAAGGATAGAAAATGGGGGTTTATAAAATTACTAGAAGGCTCAATAGAAAATGAAATTCCTTAGACCATATCAACAAGAAGCTATTAAAGAATGCTGGGAATCATTAAATAAAAATAATCACCCAGTATTATTAATGGCAAGTGTAGGCGCCGGCAAAAGCCTAATGATTGCTCATATACTTCTAAAAATGCAATTAGCTGACAAGCGCACCTTATGTCTTGTAAATAATTCTGAGTTGATACGCAATAATCATGCCGCTTATGTAGAAGTGGGCGGAAAGGCATCAATATATTGCGCTTCTTTGGGGATTAAAGATGTATCTAGCAATATAATATTTGGATCTCCGCAGTCAGTCTTAAATGGCATCAATAGAAACGAAAGCATCGCTGATATTAAATTTAACCTCATAATTGTCGATGAGGCGCATACTATTAACTTTAACAACGAAAAATCATGCTTTATGAGGATACTTCGACATTATAAGCACCAATATCCAGATATGCGCTTGCTTGGAGCCACAGGCACTAATTTCCGGTTTAAAGGAACTCCAATTGTTGGGGGTAATGCTTTGTTCAAAACTCAAATTGGCAACATTACTACAGAATGGCTTATAGAAAATAATTACCTAATAAAGCCAGAGTTCGAAGTTGATAAAAACTTACTGCTAGATTTTTCCAAAGTTAAGATTAAATCAAATGGTATGTTTGATCAAAAACAATTAGAGGATGTAGTTTCTAAAAGCTCGAGGTTAACGGAACTTATATGCAAGCAAATAATACACATAATAGAATCTCAAAATAGATTTGGAATCTTTATTTTTGCTACTACTAAAAAACATGCTTATGAAATTTTGGGGCACTTACCCCCCGATGAATCGGCAATAATTCTAGGAGAAACACTCCCTGAAGACAGAACGAGGATATTGAACAATGCGCGTTCGGGATTTATTAAATACTTGGTTAACATTGCTATTATTAGCGTCGGTGTTGACGTTCCTTCCTTCGACACGCTTGCTTATCTTCGCCCCACCGAAAGTCTTGTTCTTCTTATACAAACAATGGGACGAGTCCTTAGATTATCACCACTCACAGGCAAATATGGAAGTCTCGTACTCGACTTCGCAGGAAACATCGAGCGACATCAAGACTGGGATAATCCTATTTTACTTGAGGCCGTTAAAAAAGAATTAGATAAAGACAAGCCTTTAGTTATTATTTGTCCATACTGCAATCAGATGAATGCTGATACAGCTAGGCGATGTGTAGGTAAGGTGAAGGATAAGCGTTGTGCATACTATTTTGAGTTTAAAGAATGTCAAAATAGTATAAATGGTATTGTTTGTAGTGCAAAAAATGATATCGTAGCTAGAGAGTGTCATGCTTGCAAAAGCGAATTAATAGACCCAAATGCTAAGCTTTCTTTAATGAAAGCTCCCACTAATGTTCAAGAGGTAACAGTATTAGAGGCCAAATATGGAATATCAGGAACAAGGACGCATTTCAGAATTAATTGCGCTTATAGATGCGCAGATAAAAATGGACGTGTTGGCTCTATATTTGAGTATTACTCTCCGGTTTCAGAAAAAGCACAGAGAGTATTTTATGGTCAATTCGTTAAGAAACATCTTAAAAATTCCAGCAAATGGTATCCGCACTTATATAAACGAAATAAGGTGGAAGAAATGTTACAAGAAGTTGAAACCCCTGCTAGATTATTGATTTCGCTCGAGGGCAAAGGGGTTAAGATTAAGAAGAAATATTTTTATTTATGAATATAGGATTGAAGTTGATGAATAATTTAAATGCAGAAGACACCAATTATAATAATTGGATGCTATTGTTAAATCAAAAAACCAGAATTTGCGCACACACAAAAGAAATATTTGAGCTGGATATGCTTGATAATAAGCCAAGAGCTTTAGTTATAAAGTGTGCTAAATGCAGAGCATGTTGGTCTTTGGATGGGTATAGTCACAATGAGGCATGATCATGAATAATATAAAGTTAGTATCAAGAAGAAATTTAATTTTTACTGGCGCTGATACTGAAGAGCAGAGAGAATTTATTGTTGCGCCTCCAATTATAAGAGAAATATCTAATCAAATTAGACATTTATGTGTTTCTTTGCCGGAAGGTGATCTTTATTTATTGTCATGGACAATAAAGAAAGGGTCATGGAGGGAACTTTATAATGAATGATTTTACTGAAGAAGAGCTTATAAAATTAAAGAACGGTTTAGAGTATTTGCCTAGTATCGCTATTTTAAGCTCTAAGTATCTGAAGGAATGCAACTACATCATAAAAAAAATAGAGTCTATGATTGACAACTATTGTGAGCATGCATGGGAGAATCCATGTTGCGGGTGCTCTGACTCAGCTTGTTATTGTACGAAATGTAATAGGAAGATATATGATAATCAGTAGCTTTAGCTTAATCATATTTGCTTTAGTTTGTATTAGTTCAGGGGCAGTAATTGGCTATGGATTTTGTTTAATCTATTTACATATAAATGGACACTTAAAATGATAATCAGTGAAAAACAAATCATGCAGCTAATGACGATAGTTAATGCATATATAGCTACGATGCATGGAGTTGGTGAATATAAAAACGCAGAGATAGCACAAAATCTATTGGCAATAATTAACGAACAGCAATCCGAAGAACTAAAGGTGATTGAATGACTCATATAGAAAAACTCAAATTATTATCTGGAACTACTTTTTGGCATTACTTTTTACAATTTAAGGCCGAATTAGAGTTGCATCTTGATAACGATTCAACTTACGTTACATCTCTTTTTGAATCAGAGCACGAAAAAGAATGGGGTTGTGATTCTGCAACTGCCTCTGACAGTATAGGGTGTTCAGATGGAGTCTGTGATTTGCTCACCGCATTAAATATTAATTTTGAAATAGTTTAATTAAAGATGATTGAATGAAATATCCATGCGCTTATTGCGACCACCCAGGAACCATTGAAAAATGGTTTGCGTGCCCTGGAGTTGTTTACAGACCTAATGCATATCTTGTATGTGTTGCGCACAAAGATGAATGGTTGACTTGGGAAGAAGTATATCCAGATGAATGTGGCGAACCAGTATTGAAGCATATGCCAAAAAAAATAAAGGAGATTGAATGACGAAAAATATAGACAATTATGATGCATTATTTGGTTATGTAATTACGCCAGGATATTATTGCTCTCTAAAATACAAAAAACCAACTAGAAAAGAAAAAATAATGGGATTAATTTGGAGTTCAGTAGATATTATCCAGGAGATGGGAATTGTTATAGGTATTTGTATAGGTATCGGCATGCAAGTAGCAGGGTTGGCATATATTGCTGGAATTTTCTTTAAAAAAGGATTTTTATAACATGAAATTTGAAGAAGTACTCCCATTAATGAGGGAAGGTAAAAAATTTAAATGCGGGGATCAAGAAGGATGTTATCTCCTGGTTAGAAATTCAATATTTGATACCTATCTTGGAGAAAGTATTTATTGCTGGCGAAATGATCCTAACTTGATTGAGTTTTTTGAATGGGGAGTAAGCGGATATTCTTTATTATCTGAGGAATGGGAAGTCACCGATAAAGAAATACCTCAAGAGATATATAAGATTGAATCGACCATGAAAGAAGCAATTGAGAGTACTATTTTCAATTATTTTTTGAGTATAACTAAAGCTTTTACCCCAGAAGGAGCATTATTACCCCCATTGGCCAAACCAATGGCAGCAGAAATATTCGACATGCTAAAGAAATTTTTTGATATTAAAAGGATAGGCTAATGATTACTAGAGAAGAACTTATCGCCAATGAAAGTAACTGGCACAATATGAATGGGCTAAAGCCAGAGGTTTTTGATGAAATTAATAAAATTAGCAATTTATTTTATTTAAAAATAAAAGATTCTGATAGAATATATTTTGGCATATATAGTCCTGAATATAGATCATTTAACTGTCACGAGATGGAAACCCATAAACCAATTAAAATTCTAAGAGAAGATATATCTCACTTTATTTCATTGCCTGCCTTAAACTTTAATTTTGAACAATCATATAAGTCTGATTATTAAGATAATCAGACTTAAGGTGTAAATACTATATAAATCCATACAATAAATATAGCAATTATGCAAAATGATATTAAATCTATCAATTTATCTTTGTTCATATTTTGCCCTACAAATTGTATAGATTAAACACATAAAAATGGTATATTATTAATACTTTTAGAATAAATAGGTTCCAAATATAGCAAAATCATTCTCTTTGCCGCTTCAAATCCCCATGCGAATCCAACTTCATAATTTCGTCGAATTTTTCTTGCTGCAAATTCTTGTTGTTCCTTTGTTGGTTTATTTTTTCCTATTTTGAGTTCTATCCAAAGACCTGACTTCCCATTTACTGGGATAGCCAAAAAAAAATCAAGCACACCTTTTTTGACGGCCATGCGTTTTAATAATCTTCCTTGTTGAATTGAGCATTTTCTTTCATTAGCAAAATGATGAAAATCATCTGCAAGTTCTGGTAACTCATAATGAAACCAATTTACTAGATTTATATGATCGATTTGTTCTGGAGTAAGGGGCATTATTTGCCCTCTCTAATCATTAAAGCTATATCTTTTGCCCTATCTCCCACCTGTTTAGCCCAAGAACTATTCACGGCCTCGTAAGCTGCAATAACATAATTTTTATCTCGCAAGGCATCTATCATCTTTTTAAATAAGCAAACTCTTTCAATTCCAAGGTTAAATGTCATATTTATGAGTGCTTTCTGGACTCCATCAGGTTGAATATTAAACCATTTATATCTTTTTAAATCGTTTATAGTATCGCGATAATCGTTTTCGAACATTAATTCAGCTTCATCTAAATTAATGCCTCCCCCAAGAAATCTACCCCATCCAATGGTTAAGTTGCCTAATACATCATAATAAGGGATAAGTTTTAATCCTTCATTTTTTTTAATCCAAAGTTTTAATTCTTCTTCTGTCATAACAATCCTTTGCAAAAAGAGGCACTATAAAGGCACCTCTTTTATTAATAGGCACATGAAACTTACATTTAATGCCTTATATAACTCCAAATTATTACAATCCACCGCGAATTCTATACCTAATGTATAAAACCAAATCAGAATTTCCGGTAGCAAAAGGAGCGGAAATATTTGATAAATATATTCCTGTGTTAACAATAGCAGACATATCAGCAACAACGGCTCCTGCACCTCCATTCACATAAATAGCAGTTTCAGTTACTAATCCATCTATAGTATCTTCGCCCACAGTGCTTGATGCTTTTGGCCCATTACCATGATTTGTATTGCCATATTGAGCTGCTATACGTCCTCCTCCAGTGTACTGAACGCCGCCATACATGAAATCAATTAATATATCATCTAACAATATTAAATTTCCTGGTCCAGCGGAAGGTATTAACAATTTAGGCGTTGCATACATTGCAATAAACTCGGCATCCGTTACTATAACTTGGATTTCTTTAATAACTGCTGATGAAAGATTGGCATAACCAACGATGTCATTACTTAATGTTGCAACTCCAGCGTTATTCAAAGTAAAGGCGCCTGATGCTGCGACTGGAGTGGCAATGTTTGATGCATTACCCACAAATATTTCTGCGGATGGCAAGGTATTAGAAAGATTGCCATTATCTGCTAAAGAAACAAATGATTGCGTACTTTCATCAAAAGTGAAAAATCCTATTTGTACAGGAGAATAAAATATTAAAATTAAATCTGTAATTTCTCCTAAATCATTTCTTTCCCATTGCCATACACCATTATTTAGAAATTCTATGTTATTTTTTTCGTTTGCAAAATAATCAGTTGTAGTGATAGCTGCCAGATCGGCTGTTGTTTGGATACCAACAAAATTTGGGCTAAGATTGAATTCTCTCTTAATACTAGTGATAGTAGATGTTTGTGTCATTTTAATTATCTCCCTATAATTTATTGACTAATTAATTATCTTAATTTTCTGCGTCTCATCCTATCCATATCATCAACACCTAAGCAACCTATTCCTTCGGCATAAGCATCAGTACGCTCATAATTTCCAGATTTTTTGGCATTTTCGATACACTCATCATGACTGTATCGCTTAGGTCTATCTTCTCCATCCGTATCATTACGTCTAATTTTAGGTTCTTCATAAGCCATGATTAGCCTCCTTAGTAACCACAATCTTTAGTTTTCTTCTCCATCTTGCGTTTTTTCCCATCTTCCTTTCTTTCAGATTTCTTTTCTTTATCTTTACTTTCCTTTTTCATTTTCCTCTCCCATTTTAGATTCAATCCATTTGATCACACTAAGAGCAAGAACTTTTATTTCCTTTAAAAAGAAAGCTTGAAGCTGGGGTTCATGTGAAGCTAGCTCCTGTTCAAGCGTCTTTAAAAGATGATTATTAAAAAAAGATGACAATAGACTCATTTTATTTTCTCCCTTTTTTATCTGAGGCTTTAATATCTTCAGCCTCGGATTTCTCTTCTGCAACTTCTTTTTGCAAGTTTTTATTTTCCTCTGCTATCAAAAAAGATATTTCATTATTATGACCTTCCAACATATGAAAATAAACTTTGCTACTATCTAATTGTTCTTGCAAAGAAGAAATATTTTGTTTGGTTTTTAATAATGCTTCTTGCAATACTCTAGCTCTCTCATGTAAAATTGCATTCATTTGTAATGTTCCTTAAAAATTTGTTAAATTGACATACATATTTGCCCGATAATGCTAGCACTTATAGTACCTGATGTACTTAATTTAGCATAGTAATTAGCTGGTAAATAAATGCTAATTGGCACGATACTTAGTGCGGCCAATGTTATCCCTGAGACAATAGTTTGTTGGTCGGGACTATCATTATTACCAACCCCCAATAAAATGTTACCAACCAGGGCAGAAGTTACAGATAAGTAAACTGTAAGCATTACATCATAGCCCAAAGTATTTTGATAAGCTGTTCCCAGACTTAAAGTAGAGGCTGAAGAAGCTGGCGGATTCGTAATTAAAGTTGTTATGATTATGGGGCTCAATGGAATCAAATTTATATTTGATAATTCATCTACTTCTATTTGCAATTCTACTACACCCTGGTCAGTTGTTGTAACCTCCGCTATTTGGCCGGCTTGGAATATAGGTTCTTGACTAAAAAATCCCGTAGCTGATAATGTTTGACCATTTAAATATCCTATACCCGTAACCTCAGCAAGTGTGTCTGATGTATTGATATAAATCAAACCTGGTATATTAGGACTTGACTCAACATTGTATAGTAATGTTGTAGAGCATGATGCATATGCACTTATAAATGACATTTTGCTTCCTTATATTAATTATTGAAAATAAGCCCATACATATATAGCGCCGTTGCCTCCTGCGCCTCCTGCTGCTCCTCCGGTGCCAGCGGTGCCAGCGGTGCCACCTGCTGCGACGGAATATGAATAAGAACTAACCGGACTGCTCACAATTACATCAACAAATCCGCCAGCTGACCCAGCTGCTGCCCCCGCCACTGCCGCACTACCACCACCTCCTCCTCCTCCAGAGCCGCTATTAGAGGCGGCAGCAGTTCCTGGAG